TGGGCTAGAGAAGGCGGCAAGTTTCCTGTGTTTAATGCGCCAATTATGAGGCGCGGCATTGGTTACAAGACAACACCATCAAAACCTAATCCCAGAGGATTTAGAGCATTAGCACAACTTCGCAACCTTTCAGGTGCTGGTGCAATATACGAAATAGCAGGCCGTAATGCACCAGGCACAAAGCCAAGATCTCGTCCTAATTTTGCTGAGTCCTTTCCTGCAATGAATGGCAAAGGTAGAGATCAAGGTCGCGCTCTTTATGCTGCTTGGGAAAACGACAAAGGAAAAGCCACACTTGCGGTTGTTAAAGCAATTGAAAACGCTGGCAAGACTTTTAACAGAATGGTAGGCAATCGCTGATGGCTAAAGTCGTTATAGATATTGCAGCCGAATACACAGGCAACAAAGCATTTAAGCAGGCAGAAACAGCATCACAAAAGTTAGAGAAATCCGTTGCTAAGTTAGGCAAGCAATTACTTGGTGTCTTTGCTGCAACTAAACTTATCTCATTTGGCAAGACTGCTGCTAAAGCATTTGCAGCAGATGAGAAGGCTGCACGATCTCTTTCTTTGGCTCTAGCAAATACTGGCAATGCTTTTAGAGGTATCGAAGTTGAAACTTTTATTGCAGACCTACAACGCGCTACGGGCGTACTTGATGACAATCTTCGTCCGGCGTTTAGAACTTTACTTACAGCCACAGGCGATGTTACTAAATCACAACAAGGGTTAAAACTTGCGCTTGATATTGCAGCAGGTACAGGTAAAGATTTAGGAGCTGTCACTGCAGCTCTTGCAAAAGGTTATACAGGGAATACCACAGCGCTTAGCCGTCTAGGTGCAGGCTTATCAAAAGCAACAATTAAAACTGGTGATATGGATGAAATCACTAAGCAATTAACAGACAAATTTAAGGGCCAAGCATTAGCTGCTGCTCAAGGCTATTCCGGACAAATGGATCGCCTTTCAGTAGCATCAGCAAACGCTAAAGAAATTATTGGTAAAGACCTACTTGATGCAATGTCGCTTATTTCAGGCAAAGATGGTATTGGCGGAGCAACAACTGCTATGGAAGGACTTGCAACTGAAATTGGCAATGTTATCTACGGCATTGGACTTCTTGCAAGTAAAGTAAAATCCATACCTGGTTTTACCTTTGTTAAAGATATTTTTTCAGTTATGCCTGGCTTGCAAACTCTTGCTAATTTTGGACAAAACAATAAACCTAAAATGGGCGCACAATCTCCAGGTGAGCGCAAGAAAATTGACAAGATAAATAAAGATGCTCTTAAATTTCAAAAACAGCAAAACGATTTAGCCAAAATTGATATCGCTAACACCACTAGAAAACTTGTCCTTACAGCAGATCAACAAGCTTTAGAAGAACTAAAGAAGAAGTTCGATGTCGAGCGCATTGGTTTATTCTCAGCACTTAATCAGGCTACTGATGAAGAAACAAAGATGCGCCTAAAGTCACTTATTGCTATTTATGATAATGATGCAGCACTTGCACTAAAGATTAAGGCAGAACTTGAAGCTGCTGAAGCGGCACGATTACTAGCACTTTCACTTAGTCAATCACTAATTGCTTGGGGTAATTGGCAGACTCTTATTGGTAACGCATTTGGAGCAGCTGCATTAGGAAGTGGTGCTCCAATATCAGGGCCAGCACCAGTAATTGATAAAATGCCAGAATCCTACGCTCCAGGCGATATACCAGGAATTTCAGGTACGCGTGGATTTAGATTTGCAGGTGCAGATTCATCATCGCCAACGATTGTGGTCAATGTTGCAGGATCAGTAACAGCAGAACGCGATTTAGTATCAGCCATTACTCAAGGCATTTACAACAATCAAGCTTCTGGAATCCCTATCAACTACTCGACAAGTTATGTCTAATGGCATTACCAGCAACGCTAGTCGTCAAGATAAATCTAAGTGGCGGGGCTTCCTTCGGAAATCCGTTTATTCTTAATACTTCGCAGTTAGGCTTTGCCGAACTAGCTTCTAGCGTTCCTGTAATTGTCGATGTTTCTACATCTACGACTAACATCTCAACTCGTAGAGGGCGTAACCTTATTCAAGATCAATATGAGTCAGGCTCAGCAACTATCAGAGTCGTTGATCCAGATGGTGACTTCAACCCACAGAACACCGCCAGCCCTTACTACGGGCTATTACAGCCACTTAGGAAGATACAGGCATCAGCTATCTATGGCGGAGTTACTTATGGCTTATTTGGCGGCTACATCACCGAATATCGCTACACATACCCAACAGGTCAAGAAACAGGTTATGTAACCTTTATCTGTTATGACGCATTTCGCTTGATGTATAACTCAAATGTCACCACAGTTACAGGTGGCACAGCAGGGCAGACAACTGCACAGCGCGTTCAATCTATCTTGACCATGATTGCCTGGCCACCTGCATTTACCAGCATTGGCACAGGTGCTACAACTTGCGTGGTTGATCCTGGCACAACACGCACAGTCCTAGAAGCAATACAGACTGCTGAGTTCACAGAGCAGGGCGCGTTCTACATTGATGAGAATGGCGTGGCAACCTTTAAGGGTCGCCAATATGTTTATGACGCTCAGGCTGCATCTCCTACAGTATTTAATCAAACTGGTGGCATTAGTTATGCAGGAATTACCTTTGCGCTAGATGACAAGACAATCGTGAACAAAGCAACTGTGACCCGAATCGGTGGCACAGCACAGACTTACTCAGATGCCACATCGATTGCCCAATACTTCACACGATCCATTACAGCTACAGACATGCTTATGCAGACCGATGCCAATGCTCTAAGTCTTGCAACTGCTTATGTCGATTCTCGCAAAGAAACATCCATCCGCATTGAAACAATAACCCTAGATTTAATGACTCCTAGTTATTCAGCAGGCATTACAGCAGCTCTAAGCCTTGACTTCTTTAACACAGTAGATATCACCAATGAGCAACCTGGTGGATCAACTATCCAAAAGAAACTTCAGGTGCAAGGAATTGCTCACAACATCACCCCAAATACTTGGAGTACCACACTAGCGACCCAGGAGCCTTTACTCGATGTTATGTACTAGAATTGACCCTATGAAAGAGGTGTGCTAATGGCTGTCGGATTTCCGCTTAAAACGACCTATGCGAATGGAGATGTCTATTCCGCATCGGATGTCAATGATACAAACGGAACAATAAACTTAATCAAACCTACTGCTAAAGGTGATTTGTTTGTTGGCTCGGCAGCCAATACTTATACAAAACTTGCGGTTGGTTCAAACGATCAAGTTTTGATGGCAGACTCAACGACAGCAACTGGAACAAAGTGGGCTAACGCAGTAACCGGAATGACTCTCATTAGCACTACATCTTTAAGTGGGAGTAGCACCGCTATTAGCTCTATTCCATCCACTTATAAGAACTTACAACTTGTAATTAAATCAGCAGAAAGTAACTCAACTGCAAACGTCCTAAGTTTTACTGTCAATAGTATTACAAACTATAATTACATAGGACAATGGGGTAATAACCTTACAGGCGTTGCTGCAAACTCGACTGGTTTCTCTACTAGCCCAGTAAAACTAACTGCAACAAATCTACGAAATAGCAACTCATCATCCTGCTTTGTTATAGATTTTTTTGATTATGCCAATACAACGACTAGCAAAGAAGGCAGATTTACAGGCTCTTACCTTATTGGTACTAACTATGGTGAGTTTAACAATGGTGGATTTTCTGTAAATGATACTGCCGCTATTTCATCTATTACCATTGCAATCGCTGGTGGTTCAACTTTTTCAGCAGGCACAGCCCTACTTTATGGAGTCAAATAATGAGTAAGCCAATGATAAGACTTCACGACATTGAAACAGGCGATGTTATTGATCGTGAAATGACAGATGCGGAATATGCAATTTATCAAGGACAGACTTCTGATATGTCTGGAGTGCAATACGAATGAAACCTTTGCTTTGCAAAGCAGGGCAACAACTTCGTGAGCAAATCGATGATGCGTTTCCTGACCGCGATAGAAAGTCTGATGGTTGGATAGGAGATGCCGCTCACGCCAATCGTAAAAGTGACCACAATCCCGATCCGTCTGACGGAATCGTCAGGGCTATTGATGTGGATAAGGACTTCGACTCACGCCCCAGCACAGGTGCTTATCTTGCCGACCAAATACGCCTATGCGCCAAAGCAGGTGAGAAGCGAATTTCTTATGTCATCTATGCAGGCAAGATCGCTTCCCCTAAAAAATCTTGGAACTGGCGTACTTATGATGGGGTTAATCGCCACGATCATCACATCCATATTTCATTCACTAAAGAAGGCGATCAGAATGGTCGCTGGTTCGACATCCCGATGCTAGGAGCAACAACAAATGAAAGACCTTAAAACAGCAGCAGGCTCATGGGCTAGAGCATTCTTAGTAGCAGTACTAACACTTGCAGCAGCTGGTGTGACAGAGCCAAAGGCATTACTTGCTGCCGGACTTTCATCATGCTTGCCACCAGTTATTCGTTGGTTAAATCCTAACGATTCAGGTTTAGGCATTCAAAAGTAATGACTGCCCTTAATTGGGCGGCTCTCGCAGTTGCAGGCATCTCAATCGTTACTGGCTTTGTTGGATCAATCCGCTGGCTAGTAAAGCATTACTTAAATGAACTAAAACCAAATGGCGGTTCATCGATGAACGATAGATTGAATCGACTTGAAGGGCGTGTCGAAACAATCATTTCTTTATTGGAGAGGTGACACTTATCTCATGGCAAGAAAAGCAACTAACAAGCTTGTGGATGAAGGCTATTCCAAGTTAGATGCGTGGGCTATTGGCGTACATGAAATGTATCGTGCATTACGCCGCGCAGGCTTCGATGTTGATTTGGCACTTGCCATAATTGTAGAGAAACAGGCTTATCCTGAATGGATACTTCCATCGCCTATTAACCCAAATATCCCAGAGCCAGACTGGTATGACGATGAGGATGAATGAAAAGAACTGTAGTAGTTCCAGACTTACAAGTTCCCTATCACGATCCAGTAGCAGTTAAGAATGTTGCAAGTT